TGGGATTGCATCGTTTCACCAACAGACCCGGGGAAATTCCCCTATTTACGTTGGTGTGCAGCGGCTGGTGCCGCAAAGAATCGCGTCTACGTTACCCCCTTCGGCATTGAGGGGAGGCTCACGCCTCAGCGTCTTGCTACTCCAAAACACCGTCGTGCCTTGGCCGCGCCACAGCATTCGCACACACACGGCCGCAAGCTGCACGTGTATGTCGGTGAAGAACCGGTCCAGAGGCTACAGTCGAGCTAAGCGCCTCCGTGGAGTTGTAAGGTTTCAGTTTGTGAAAACCCTCGTACCCCGCCCTTTTCCACTACGCAGGTGTAAACCACGATACAGCTACCTTCGGGCCCCCAACAAAGGGGAAGAGCTTCACCGGATTCGAACCGGTTACCACACTCCAGCAGGAGCATTTGCGAGCTTACTAGCCGTGGGGTTCCAAGCGTTCATGTTAGTCGCCTAACCGAACAGAAAATGTCACCGCCTACGAGGTTCAGCCTCTAACAAAAGCCACCCAAAAAGGAGACGGACCCGTCACCGGTTCTGGGGATGGGGCTGAGCTATGGCAGAGACACAGCCTTCAGCAGTGCCGCCAGTTGTGCGTAACCAGCAACACGGCCTTAGGTGAGGAGCTCCGCACTCCTTTCCCTTCCCCCCAGTTCCTGTCACATTCAGCTGGCTCACGGGAATCGAACCCGGTTTTGCCATAAGCCAAATGAGGGTGCACGGGCCCCTGGGCCTATCCACTCAGTCCTATTCTTGCCAACGCGTACCCTTCGTGGTACTCAGCCGGGCCTAGGGAAGTGTGGCATGCGCAGCTAATACAACCGTGTAGTTGGCCTGCTTGCCTTTCTCCACTTCTCACAGTGACCTGCCCCATACTCCGCCACGGGCCAACCGCTTGCCGGGTGGTCCTCTAGCCGCCCCAATCGGTGGCAGGTGGGTCATCTAGAAATACCTGGAATATTTGTCACGACCGTCAGGTACCTCGGTCTCGTACCGCGAAGGGCACCATTCCGAGGGGAGCTTCGGAAGAACCAAGCTCCTTTCTATCTCCAGCTGCCTCTCCACCGTAATACCCCAGGACGTTTCGAACCCAAGCCTGGTAGAAGTGGCAACCTCGATCTGCCGCGCCTTCTGCCAGTCAATGCCCTTGGCGAGCACCGCCTTATACTCGAAATCTGACAACTCGGCCTTAGAAAAATTGACATGCCGCGTCAGTTCGAGAAGCATGGCAGCGAATTTGGACAAAATGGGAACTCCTCTACTTAACACCGCCTCGCAATACGCAACAGACTTCAACACCCGGACCCCCCCAACGAGGTCCTTGTAGTGTTGATATCCGCACCCAGCGTGCGAGAGTACCTTCATGGGATTTCTAACCATGGTCCAGCCCAAGCCCTCTACGTACAGGGGCTTGGACTGACCGAAAGGTACTTCCTCTAAATTGAGGACCGGTGGTTCGAGAGCCATTTCGAAACCTGCCTTGATGCAGATGGGGTTGATGCGCTCGGTCCACAATCCGATGTGCTCACGGTTGACAAATATTATGGCATTGTCGCCGTCCGCGAGGAAATCGAATCGGGTACCAACTTCCCGAGCCACCATGAGCACCAGACCACACATCACGAGAGTATTGCCCAAGCCCGTGTTGTAGTC